ACTGTTGAGTTTAAAACCGCAAAAGAGTTAGGTAAGAACTATCCTGAAACTTATATCAGAGTTAAACCAAACCAAACTCCAATTACAGAAGATAAAAACGTTTTAGAAACTGTAAAAGACCAAATTGAATTACCAGGTATGTTTAAGAAATATACTTATGATGATATGAAAGGTTTATTGGAAACTTGGATGGAAACTGGTCAAGTAGGGGATGATTCTAAAGAAGAAGAATCTACACCAACTAATAACTCTACTCAATCAGCACCAGCAGCTGTGAGTAACTCAACCAACACAGATGTAAAAGACGCATTTGAGGATTTATTCAATAACTAAAAACATTAAGAATGGCTAAAACAAATCGTGATGAATTATCATCGCTATTAGCTGATAACCTTAATAAGAAGTTCAAAGGACAAGCAAAAGTAGCTTACTTTCTTGATGGCTCCGAACAGACACCCACCGACTTAACCGAGTGGGTGTCAACTGGAGATGATATGTTAGATTTAGCTATATCAAATCGACCTAATGGTGGATTTCCTGTTGGACGAATTGTAGAGGTTACTGGTTTAGAAGCGAGTGGCAAATCTCTGTTATCAGCACATACATTAGCAAACACTCAGAAGAAGGGTGGTTTGGCAGTGTATATTGATACAGAGAACGCAATTAACCAAGAATTCTTAGAAGCATTAGGTGTTGATACTCAGAAGTTACTTTATGTACCTTTGGAAGCAGTAGAAGATATCTTTGATGCTATGGATTCAATTATCGAATCAATTAGAAAATCCGATAATAACAAATTGGTAACAATAGTAGTTGATTCTGTTGCGGCAGCATCTACTAAAGTAGAGATGGCAGCTGATTATGACCAAGCTGGTTATGCTACTCAAAAAGCAATCATTATCTCAAAAGCAATGAGAAAGATTACAAATCTTATTGGTAGAGAGAGAATATTGGTTGTATTTACAAATCAACTTAGAGTTAGATTAGGAGTATCTTTTGGAGACCCTTACACTACATCAGGTGGGAAAGCATTAGGTTTTCACGCTAGTTGTAGATTGAGAATGAAACAAATGGGTAAACTCAATTCTAAAGTTGGGGGTGTTGAACAAACTGTTGGTATTAAGACTAGAGTACAAGTTATTAAGAACAGAATGGGACCACCACTAAGAGCAGTTGATTTTGAAATCTACTTTGATAGGGGTATTGATAGATATGGTTCGTGGTTGAATACTATGAAAACATATAAGTTGATACAGATAAGTGGAGCTTGGTATACTTGGGTTGATGAATCAACTGGAGAAGAGATTAAATTCCAAGCTAAGAACTTCACTAACATCTTAGAAGAAAGACCAGAGGTAAAGGAACAAATGTATAAACAAATCTGTGATGCATATATCTTAGGATACAAAGAAGCATCCGAAGCAGCAAACACAGACACAACAAAACTCGATGAAGGACACGAAATCTAATTACAAAGAAATGTTTAATAAACTATCAGAAACTCCTAAAAGGGATGTTAATGATAAAGTTATGATTGTAGATGGATTGAATTTGTTCATCAGATGTTTTGGAGCAGTTCCAACTCTGAATGATGATGGAGAGCACGTCGGTGGGGTAACAGGTTGTCTGTTATCCCTCGGCGCTCTTATTCGTAAGAACAAACCAACTAGAGTGTTGGTAGTTTTTGATGGTAAGGGTGGTTCTCAGCGTAGAAAGAAGATGTATAAGGGATACAAAGAAGGTAGAACAGGATTAACCAAAGTTAATAGATTGGTTGGTTACGAAGATTTAGAAGACCAAGCAGAATCTATGAAACGTAACTTTAACGCTTTAATCAAATACTTAGAGTTATTGCCTGTTGATTTGTGTTATATTGATTACATCGAAGCAGATGATATTATGGCATACGCTGCCAGACATATATTTAAAAAAGAAGTTTTGATAATTTCCTCTGATAAGGATTTCTTACAATTAGTTGATGATAGAATTTCAGTATATCTACCAACTAAGAAAAAGATGATGTTCAAAGAGGATGTAAAAGAGTTATATGGAGTTCCATCAAAGAATTTAGTATATTATAGAATTTTTGATGGTGATAAATCCGATAATATTCCTGGCGTAAGGGGAATCGGACCTAAAACACTAATAAATAAATTAGATTTCCTTCAATCGGATGGATTAACATTGGATACCCTATTAGAAAAGGTATCTCAAATGGATGATGAGAAACTGAAAAACAAAATATTGGAACATACCGATACTTTGAAATTAAACTACGATTTAATGCAGTTATCAGAACCAATAATGGGTTCAGCGATTACATCAAATGTACGAAATATCATTGATACACCAATCAACGGATTAAATTCTTTTGAATTCAAAAAAGAGTTTATGGTTGATAAACTATATACTGCATTTAAGAATGTAGAAACATGGTTAGTGAACACTTGGGGTGATTTGGATAAATATTCAAAACAAACCCGAAAATAATTTGGTAGTTACAATAATAAATCGTATATTGGTACAATATGGATAAATTCGGAAACAAATTTGGTACGTCATTTCAGATAAAGATACTTTCATCTCTATTATCAGATAGGATATTCTTACAACAGATGTATGATATTCTTAAACCTGAGATGTTTGATTCAGATGCTAATGAATGGATAGTAACGAAAACATTAAATCATTTTGATACGTTTTCACAACTACCCACATTGGATGTCTTTAAAAACGAAGTAGATAAGGTTGAGAGAGATGTTCTCAAATCATCTATAGTAGATAACCTAAAGCAAGTTTGGAACGGCTTAGAATCGGATGATTTAGAGTACGTTAAAGAACAATCTTTAGAATTCTGTAAGAATCAAACCTTTAAGAACGCAATCTTAGAATCTGTAGATTTACTAAGTGATGGTAAATTCGATATAATTAAATCGAAGATTGATAACGCTATGAAAGCGGGACAGGATACTGATATCGGACATGAGTACAAAGAAAACATCATTGAAAGATACGAATCAACTGTTAGAGATGTAGTTCCTTGTGGTTGGCCTGTTATCGATGAATTAGTAGATGGTGGTTTTGGTAAAGGTGAGTTGATAATATTTGCAGCTCCACCGGGTATTGGTAAATCTTGGGCATTGGTGAATGTTGGTATGGCAGCTGCTAAAGCTGGTAAGACTGTAGTTCATTATACATTAGAACTTAACGAAGGATATGTAGGACAGAGATACGATTCAGTATTAACTGGAATACCCGTACCTAAACTTAAATTTGAAATAGATGAAGTACGAAAGCATGTAGAAAAACTAAGTGGTGATATCGTTGTAAAACATTGGCCTACTAAATCTGCTGGATTGAATACTATGAGAGCATCATTAGATAAATTGAAGTTGCAAGGTAAATCTCCTGATTTGATTATATGTGATTACGCTGATTTATTAAAGGGTAATAGTAGAAAAGAAAGACACGAAGAGTTAGAAGAGATTGTTGAGGGATTAAGAGGTATTGCGGGTGAATACGAAGTTCCATTATTTACAGCATCTCAGATAAATCGTAGTGGAGCAGAGCAAGATGTTATTACTGGTACTTCTATAGCTGGTTCATTCTCAAAACTGATGACTGCAGATTTTGTAGTATCATTAAGTAGGAAGATTGAGGATAAATTAGCAGGTACAGGTAGATGGCACGTAATAAAAAATAGATTTGGACCAGATGGGATGACTTTACCTTCAAAAGCTAATATGAGTACAGGTAGGATTGATATCTACAACGATGATTCCATTGATGGTAAAAAAACCCAAAAGGATATGAACACTGGGGGTGAGTTAGTGAGAAAGAATTTGTTACAAAAATATAACGAAATGAATAAAGATATTGATTTCTAATCCATATATATTATAACCCACAACAACGAAATTAAAACAATAGAAGATAAAAATATGACACAGTTATTTACAGAAAGAGTACCATTCAAACCATTTGAATATCCAATTTATTACACCGAAGGCTGGTTAAAACAAGCACAAGCATTTTGGTTACATACTGAAATACCAATGCAAGGTGATTTGAAAGATTGGAACGAAAATCTGAATAAATCGGAAAAGCATTTGGTTGGAAATATCCTTTTAGGATTTGCTCAAACTGAATGTGCCGTATCCGATTATTGGACAACAATGGTAACCAAATGGTTTCCTAAACATGAAATCAAACAAATGGCGATGATGTTTGGTTCACAAGAAACAATACACGCTACAGCTTACTCATATCTAAACGAATCATTAGGTTTAGAAGATTTTGAGGCTTTCCTACACGAACCTGCGATTGCAGAAAAATTTGAATTCCTAACCGCTACCTCTACTGATTGGACTCACGAGGATTTACAGAAGAATCCTACGGCGAGAAAAGAAGTAGCCCGTTCATTAGCGATATTCTCAGCATTTGCAGAAGGTGTATCTTTATATAGTAGTTTTGCAGTCCTGTATTCTTTTCAGATGAGAAATCTTCTGAAAGGAATTGGGCAGCAAATGAAATGGAGTGTAAGAGATGAATCTCTACATTCTAAAATGGGATGTCACTTATTTAGAGAGATGTGTAATGAATATCCAGAACTTCATAGTGAGGTTAAAGATGATGTACATCAAGCAGCAAAGTATATGATTGAGATGGAACATAAATTCATTGATATGATATTTGAGCAAGGTGATTTAGAAAACCTTTCCTCAGATGATTTAAAAGAATTTATCTCTAAAAGAGGTAATGAGAAGTTAAAAGAATTGGGTTACGAACCTACATTTAAGTTTGATGATACTAAAGCATCTAATTTAGATTGGTTCTACCATTTAACTGGTGGAACAACTCATACAGATTTCTTCGCAGTAAGACCTACAGATTACTCTAAGGCAAACGAAGGTGAAGATTTCAACGATATTTGGTAAAATAATAATAAAAAAATAAGTTATGAATGATTTTGATAAATTGATTACAAACGTAATCGGATGGGCAGATGATAAAGGTATCTTAGTAAAAGATAATGCCCCCAAGCAGATGTTAAAAGTTTTGGAAGAAGTCGGTGAAACTGCCGGAGCTCTCCTTAAAGATGATAAAGCTGAGATAGTAGATGGAATCGGAGATTCTTTCGTTACATTAATTATCTTATCAATGCAATTAGGATTACATCCTTCAGAATGCTTAGAAGCTGCATGGAATGAAATTAAAGATAGAAAAGGGAAAACTCAAAATGGAGTGTTTATAAAAGAATGAGAAATTACGGAGCTGAATTTGATTGGGAAATAGACGTAGATTTTCCATCTTGGGCAAACACAGAAATTTACGTTAAAACGATTTCCAAAGGATACTTACTAAGTGGTGAAAAACCAAAAGATGCTTATTGGAGAGTAGCAACAACAGCTGCTCGAAGATTGGGTAAACCTCAAATGGCAACAAAATTCTTCGATTACATTTGGAAGGGTTGGTTGAACCTAGCAACACCTGTTTTATCAAACACTGGTACTGATAGAGGATTACCAATCAGTTGTTTCGGAATCGATGTAGCTGATTCAATCCAAGATATCGGTACTAAGAATTTGGAGATGATGTTACTCGCTAAACATGGTGGTGGAGTGGGAGTTGGTTTGAATATGATTCGACCAGCTGGTTCTAACATTACACAAAATGGAACATCCGATGGTGTTGTACCATTCGCTAAGATTTATGATTCAACAATTCTCGCTACCAATCAAGGTTCGGTAAGAAGAGGAGCAGCATCTGTTAACCTAAACATAGAACATGAAGATTTTGATGAGTGGATTGAAATCAGAGAACCTAAAGGTGATGTAAACAGACAATGTTTGAATTTACATCAATGTGTGGTTGTTGGTGATAAGTTTATGAGAAGATTAGAAGATGGTGATTCAGAAGCTCGTAGAAAATGGGGTAAAGTACTTCAGAAACGTAAAGCAACTGGTGAACCATATGTAATGTACAAAGGTAACATCAACAAACAAAACCCAGAGATGTATAAGAACAACGGATTGAAAGTTCATATGACTAACATATGTTCTGAAATTACATTACATACAGATGAATCACATTCATTCGTTTGTTGTTTATCATCACTAAACTTATCTAAGTATGATGAGTGGAAACATACTGATTTAATCTATACTGCTACTTGGTTCTTAGATGGTATTCTATCAGAGTTCTTACAAAGAGCTAAGAATATGAGAGGATTTGAAAACGCAGTACGTTCAGCAGAAAAGGGTAGAGCATTAGGATTGGGTGTATTAGGATGGCATACATATCTACAACAAAAAGGTATTCCATTTGATTCACTTCCTGCTCAGTTTGAAACTAGAAAGATATTCTCTCAAATGAAAATTGAATCTGAAAGAGCAAGTAGAGATATGGCTACCGAAATGGGTGAACCACTTTGGTGTAGAGATAGTGGTATGAGAAATACTCACCTACGAGCAGTTGCACCAACTGTATCCAACTCTAAGTTAGCAGGTAACGTTTCACCAGGTATAGAACCTTGGGCAGCAAACGTATTTACCGAACAAACCGCTAAGGGTACTTTCATTAGAAAGAATAGAGAATTGGAAAAAGCACTTAGAAAAGCAGGTATCAATACAAAAGATACTTGGGATAAAATACTATCAGATGGTGGTTCAGTACAAGATATCAAAGAATTAGATAATTGGGTATATTGTGATGGTAAACTAACTAAAGTAGATGGTGAAATTGATACTACTAAGTGTGATAAGGTAAAAGATGTATTTAAAACATTCAAAGAGATTAACCAATTAGAGTTAGTTAGACAGGCTGGTGTTAGACAACAATACATCGACCAATCAGTATCGTTGAACCTAGCATTCCCATCAGAGGCAACTCCTAAGTGGATGAACACAGTTCACTTTGAAGCATGGAAGCAGGGTGTAAAAACTTTATACTACACTCGAACTGAATCAGTATTAAGGGGTGATATTGCTCAACAAGCGATGGACCCAGATTGTTTAAGTTGTGATGGATAATTTGTTTAACTAAAAGAAGGAAGAAAGAATGAAATATTTATATTTTTCAGCAGCATGGTGTGGTCCGTGTAAAACATTAGGACCTATTATGGATGAGGTATCATCAGAAGTATCAGTTCAAAAAATTGATGTAGATTTAGATTATGAAACCGCACAGAAATATGGAGTTAGGAATATCCCAACTGTAATATTAGTAGATGGTGTTACAGAAGTTAAACGGTTCATCGGTGTTCAGCCAAAACAAAATTACATTAATGCAGTCAAATAAATTTGGATAATTGAAAAAAAAGTTGTATATTAGTAATAAGTTACGAAATCGTAAGCGTATGGCATTAAGAGGTGAATCACATCCACAACATAAATTAACTGAAGAACAAGTTAACAGTATTCGAAAACTATGGAAAGTAGGACATCGGAATGTTAGAGTGTTGGCTAGAAACAATGGGGTATCCCCAGCTAACATCCGTAGAATAGTTAAGAATGAAACGTGGACACATCTCTTAGTAGGTGATTTCGATAAATATCAATAATGAAGGAAGAAGGAAAGAATTATTGTGATACATCAAAATTATCAGTAAGGAAGATTTCCAAATCCGTAGCAAAAGAGGTGGTGATAAAGAATCACTACTCCCATCTATGGACTAAGGTATCTTACGCTATTGGTTTGTATATTGAGGATGATTCACATCAGTTCTTTAACACTTCAGAAAAACTTATTGGTGTTGCGTGTTATGGAGACCCAATCGGAAGATTGAGTGGCCAATCTATAACTGAGAAATTAGATAGAACGGAAGTTTTAGAATTAGTTAGAGTATTTGTATTTGATGATTATGGTTCAAATATAGAGAGTTGGTTCTTAGGTAAAACCTTTCAATGGTTAAGAGAGAACACACCACATATCAAAGGATTGATATCATACTCAGACCCTAAAGAGGGACATAACGGAACTATCTATCAAGCAACAAATTGGTTGTATCAAGGTGATTCATTAAGATATAACGATAGTTGGAGTTTTAAGTTTAGTGAAGATGGTGAGTGGCAGCACGGAAGAACCATATTTCCATACTATGGGACTAACAACCCTACTAAGATACAAGAACAGATTGATAAACCATTTTGGATTCGTAAAGAACCACGTAAACATAGATATGTTTACATTCTAGCGAAGGGTGGTGAAAGAAGGAAGTTACTTAAAAGTTTAAAACATCCTATTTTACCATATCCAAAAAGTGAAAACGAAATAGAATTAGAAATTAGAAAATTAGAACCAATTGAAAGAAGAAGGTAAACATTATTGTGATTCCACTAAAGTTAGTGTAGCACCAATAGCTAAATCAATAGCAAAGGATATAATCGTTAAGAAACATTATACCCACGCATGGACATCTTGTCGATACGCATTGGGTGTATATTATCAAACTGATGAAGTTGATATGTTTGGTAATTCTCAGAAACTAATTGGTGTAGCAATCTACGGATTCCCAGTCGGAGCAAAAGCAC